TACGGTATACCGGACGCGGCTGCAACTACAATACATATGACATACCTTCGTTATCATCTGCTCCCGCAACATTATTGCTAATTGCAGTCCGTGCCGTCCGATTACGCGCAATCAGTTCCTTCTGACGCATTCGTTGGACAGCATAACGGTTCTGAGCCCTACCTGCTCCAACGCGACCCATTGCATTCAATGCAATATTAATTGCATTATTCTGACGTTGTGGAACTTCAGAATCCAATGCAGAAATAGAAGCATGACTTTGAGCACTCGATGCACCAGCCAGCGCCGTTACATTATACGTCGACGCTGGTGTCGATTGAGAAATCGATGTAGCTCGTGGAATACATTCGTAATGAACAACATTTTCAATAGAAATCGGCACAGAACTTGCGGCTACGCCGCTAACAGCTACCATAATGGTACCCCATTGTGCACCGATATTCCATTCTTGAGAAGTAGAAGAACCCCAAATTTCACTATCTGTATCCAGATAACGTTGTGCAGTGCAATCTAGAGGACGATTGCACACAACAAGACCTTCTCCTGTCAACCGACCAATTGGATACCGCTTGTATCCAGGTACGGATTGCAATTGGCTCAAACTTGTTGGAGCATTCCAAGTTGTTTGGCCCAGTGTCGACATTGTAAACACTGCGACATGTACAAATCCAACAGCTGAAATTGGACTTAAACCAGATGTAATACGGATTGCATGAGCAACCGGACGAAAAAGCTCAAAATCGCTGCGCAATTGTGTGAGTTTATTCGAATCGACAAAAAACCCATAAGAAGCTCCATACGCCCACGACGTGGCCGACACGAATGAGCTCCCAAAAAAGGTTTTCCGCAATACTGGATTGATACCAATACAACGACAAGTTTCACCCACCGTAGTCTCAACATCATACGTATCTTGAGCCTTAAACGGCGTACTTGGTTGCGAATTAGCATCTGGAATCTTGACTCCGTCAACATTCGAGTCAAACGGATTCGCTTGACTCAACACGTATTTGTCTCCGTCCTTAGTTCCTGACATAGACGAATCCATGGCAACACCACGCATACTACTCCTCGTAGCACGTCGACGAGTTCGCTTAGGAGCTGCACTACGTCTATAAGATCGGCGGGGCCGATCATACGTGGTAGCAGGACGGCGACGTGGCGTATAACGTTTACGAGCTCGGTAACGTGAGTACGCCATAGCAAATTTATAAATGAAGTTCAACATTGAACTTCAACTTGATGTTCAACCTCAACATTGAAGTTGCACATATAAATTGCGTATGTGCAATTGCACATACTCTATAATCATGTGTGCAGTTGCACACAATGAATCATAATGTGCAATTGACCATTGCACATAGCCTTCCTAGGTAATACTAGCGGAAGGCTTTGTGCAAAGCTTCCGCGCTAGGAAGGCTGACGACCCATTCGCATGTTTGCTGTCGCGCTCCCTATGGTCGCTCTTCGACAGCAGCCCCCCCTCCGCTACGCTGCGGGGCGCTAGTTTTTTCCAAAGAACCGAGCAGTCGTCGGTTGCGTTCGAGAGGTCATTATCCATTTTGCACGATGGCCGACAACAAGAAAATCCGACGATTCTGCTTGACATGGAACAACTACCCAGACACTGCGATACTCGAACTAATGGAGTTCTGCAAGAAGAAAAAAGCCGTATACGGTATTTTCGGACGGGAAAAAGGGGAGAACGGGACCCCGCACATCCAAGGGTACATACAGCTCAATACTGCTATGACGTTTTCGGCCGTAAAGTCAGCATTCCCTCGCGTCCACTTGGAAAAGGCAAAAGGTACAGCAGTACAGAACCGAACTTATTGTTCGAAGGAAAAGGACTTCGAAGAATTCGGAATATGCCCAATAAGTTCGGGCGACGCCACCAAGCAAACTTGGAAGAAGATCTTAGAACTGGCGTCCAACGGAGATTGGACTTCACTCCAAAACGATCACCCACGCATTTGGGTGACGATGTCGGAGAAATTGAAATCACTGCGCGTACCAAAAACTGCAGTGATTCAAGGTGAAATCCAGAACGAATGGTGGTATGGCACCACTGGTACTGGAAAATCCAAGTTAGCTTGGGAAAAATACGGTGACATTTGCTACCAGAAAATGCTCAACAAATGGTGGGATGGTTACGACTCCCAACCTGTGGTCGTAATTGAAGAATGGTCGCCAAAAAATGAAGTAACGTCTAGCGCGTTAAAGATTTGGGGCGACAGATACCCTTTTCCTGCACAAATAAAAGGTGGCGTACTCCAGAAGATAAGACCGCTAAAGATCATCGTCATCTCGAACTATCGGTTGTCTGATTGTTTCCCGGACATACGAGACGCAGATCCGATAGCACGCAGATTCACGCAATACGAGTTTCCTACCGATGCGGAAATGGTCGCAGCTGTTGCCGACGCTTTCATTTCCACACTGGAACCACCACGTCTTGCTGCGAGTGAGTCGACAACTCTCGAATGTGACGAACAACTGGCAGAAGAGGAGGTGCTCAAGGACTCCGATATCTGCGAAGAGTTCAACTTAGAAGGTATCGACCTTGACACCGGGCTGGACGAATTTTGGACCGAATACGCCGGTCAACACGGCATAAACAGCCTGATGGACTTGGAGCGATTGGATTGGTAGGGGTGTTCGGATGTGTTCAGCAGGGCTAGGTCATTGAAGCTAGCCAATTTCATTTAATACATGGTGTATCGATTGTTCCCATTGGTAGAAAATTGAAGAATGACTCGCTTCAGGGTACCCTCGTTCTACGGATTAATTTTTTGAGGTTCCACTTCGTTACCTCCGTAATTTAAGCCCTCTAAGTTTCCGCTCCGCTCCGGTTAGCACTTGATGGCTTATGATTACTGGTCGGTACCCTCTAAAATTAAGTTCCTCGACTACGGGTACCCCTCATCTCCTCATTCTTCAATTTTCTACCAAGGCAATCAAGCGAAACAACCAAGTATCACCATGAGAATTGGCGTCGACTTCAACGACCAAGGCCGCAACGCCGACCACATCGCCGAACAAGCCCGCTACATCCAAGAACTCACTCACAAGCAACCATCGGCTGTAAAGGGCGACGTGTTGACCGTATTGGTCCAAGTTTGGTCCCAGCGCCTCAGCGATCAAGACGACACCATCGCTGAACTACGTGCGCAGAACATCGAGCTCCGTGAGCAAAACCTCGAACTCTTCAGCCAGAACGACGCACTATTCTCGGATATGATCGACATCACAACTGAACGCAACGACGCGTCGGTCATGGTGTTGGAAACGACAGCTGAAAACGTCCAGCTGCAAGACCTTATCATCCGCATGGTAAGCGAAAACCCACAATTGCGTGAAAAATACCGCGTGCCATTCGTGACAGCAGTTCTCGGTAACGCCGAGAACCCAATCGACCTAACCACCGATGACGAGATGGAAGAAGAAACTTTAGTCGTTCCTTTTCATGCTTGGCAGTAGCCACTTTATATTTGTATAATAAAAAGGTATGTTCAGCCTAAACCTAAACACACTATACTTCAACTTCAACTTCAACTTCAACTTCAAATACAACCTACAGGTTGTCAGCCGACATCATCAATTGCCTTCGCACTTTCCAGATGTCAAAGCCACGTCTAAATTCATCAAATTTAGACATGCTTTCCTCTTCAGTTAAAGTTGGGTGTTCCATATACCCTTCTAATTTAACCGAAGGGTCTATGAAACCACCAGCCCATTCATATCCTCCAGCTTTCAAAGAAGATTGATCTTCTTCGTTATTGGGAGTTACATCCCAATATTCAGCTGTAGTTATACGACGAACTACATTTCCAAATCTAATTAGGTAATTAGTTTTCCTAATGTCGCCATAGTAGACACAGCTGCTCCAGCTGACGACATATACGGTATACCGGACGCGGCTGCAACTACAATACATATGACATACCTTCGTTATCATCTGCTCCCGCAACATTATTGCTAATTGCAGTCCGTGCCGTCCGATTACGCGCAATCAGTTCCTT